AAATGCTGAGAATATAGCGAGTGACCTTGCTACCTCTTTACGAGCTTCTGAATTATTCTTCAAATCTTCGGAAGTGTAATTGTTTGTAACTTCAGCCAAGTTCTCAAAACGTTCAGCAGTAGCAGGTTCGTGTAAGAATGCCTCAAAGTCTTCCAATCCAAGTGACTCATTCAAATATGAATATGCAGTTGCATGAATGGTCTCTTGTGAACCGAACATCATAGCCATTTGCTTAATCTCATGCTTTGGAAACCAATTAGTGACCATAGTAGTCCAATAATCAGATACAGCACATTCCGTTTGTGCAAATCCAAGTAGGATATTACCCACTAAGTTCTTTTCTTCGGCGGTTAGATTTTCATTCCAATCCTTAATATCACCTTGCATTGGTATTTCGGTATGTAACCAAAAAGCTTGTGCTTGTTTCAACCAACCTTCGGTGTAATATTCTGGATATTCAAATGGTTTGAATGGTACTCGATTATCAAATAGACCCATAGGGATTCCTTGTTAAATTGTTAGACATTATGTTAATTGGGGTGGTAATATATAGTCTCTAAAAACCGATATCACCACTCATTTCTTTATATTTTTGTGCCAATTCTTTTCTTACTAAACTCTCCCCTTGTTTCATATCTTTTTGAGTTTGTCTACCATTTATAGAATCCTCATTATATATGTGAATTTGGCCAGTTGAGAAGTTTGCTTTGGATGGGAATGTCATACCATCAGGTCCAAATCTATTCTTAATTACGTGCCATCTACCAGTTCCAGCGAGTTTATCTTCAATCTTACGAGATAATGATACCACAAAATCAGCAGTCATCATCTTGGAGAATGACCCAGCAATCTTAGTACCTGTAATGATGTCATCTTCTGCACCACTTCTATTAATCTGAGATGCTGTAAAGACTGGAACTTCATACTCACCTGCCAAACCTCGTAGGTCTTCAATAATTTCTTCCAACTCCTCGTGTCTTTTTTCTTTTTGTGGCCCTCTTAAAAGGTCAGCGTAATCCACGATAACCAAATCCGGCTTCTTACCTTGTAAGGTCATCTTATCCATATGTGCTTTTAACGAAGTTACACCAGCTGTTTTAGTTGGATAGTGTTTGATTACCAAGTCACCTTTTACATTTTCAACTGCCTTTTGGACATCCTCCATATTATACTTTAGGTTAGCAACTGCTACACCACTCAAAACAGCATCATATCGCTGACCCGTATATCCTTCATTTAATTCCAACGTATAATGAGCTACTGTTTTACCGGCTTTCATAGCATTGACACCAATATTAACTAATGCCCAAGACTTACCAATTCCAGGAGGAGCTGCGAATAAAATTAACTCACCTTTACCAAATCCACCTTGAGTTATTTCGTCAACGACATCCCATCCAGTCGAAACTACATTACGGACTGTATCTTCGTATCTATCCGTAATCATTATTTTATAGTCGTGTCCAATATCCGAATCCTGACCGGCTTTCATAGCAGTATCAATGTTCTTCTTTATGGTCTCGTATCTTCCATCCTCTAATAGTGTTACCGAATCTAATATTGCATTCTTAATGGATTGGTTCTTACAAAAGTCTAAAACTTGGTCTTTAACATACGAAAGGTCATCACTATCTAAGTGATTCCATGCATACTTTAAGGTGTCTACTACTGATGTTTTTAAAACATCTCGTTCAATGGAATTGACTTTAACTTTTAAGACATCTAATGTTGGCATGGTCTCATACTCATCAAAGTGCTTCATGATGTTGGTTACCAACCATTCAGATGCTTCAGAGTCAAAGTATTCCGGCTTTAGTATATCGTAGATTTGACGTGTAAACGGCCTATCGGATATTATAGCAGATATTACCTTATTTTGAAATGATGTACTAAATTTACTTCCTAACTTCTCCATATAGTTACTAATATACGACTTTAATTTGAACTATCCAAACTTAATTTAGTAAAAGAGGGGCTTTATGTATGTAACCCTCTTCACGCCTCGTAATATGTTTTTGAAATGGATAGTGTATGGTATGCATATACAGCCCATCTACTTCTACAAGATTACTTAAATCCTGTGGATTACCATTGTTTTTAAAATTATTACTAAGTCTATAACAATCATGATACTCTTCATAACCCCCATATTTTGAATACAAATGTACAGGCCATAATTTTCTTTGAAAATGAAAATCAACAAAAACTCTAAGTTCAAATGAAATTTTCATAACTGTTTCGGCAATTTCCTTAATTTTAACAGGATCATATTCTCCTATAATAGCAAGGTCAATATCCCAAGATACCCACTCTTCTAATAAACCACCAACTACATATAGCTGATATTCTGATATATATTTTGATTCCGATAAACTCCTATCTATTAATGTTTTAAATAGAGGGTGTTCGGGACCACCTATACCATACCAACCAACTTCTTTAAGGTTATGATACTCAATAGTACCTTCCCATACTTCAGTTCTTAAATCAGGATTCATTAACATGGTTTTTTAAATAACCATCTAATAAAGTAAATGAATTACGTAACCATGAATCTACGTTTGAAAATGCAGTATATAATTTGTCATACATAAACATCTTCTTAAATTCTGGCACATCCAAAGTTGCCTCTTGTTCATCCATAATCTCTCTAACCTTAGATTTGATTGAAGATGAGATTTCAGGATCTTTAAGTTGCATTAGATTGTAATTCATTTCGAGAGTTGTTACATTCTCAATCAACTTTTGTGATAGTTTATCATCACACTCAGTTTTGATTTTAGATATGAATGTGTCCATTTCAAGAACCTCATCATTTAGGAATGTCATCTTATTAAGAATGGTTTTAGGACCAACACCACGGACACCCTCAATGTTATCAGATTTATCACCCTCAATCATACGATAAAATACAAGATTTTGTGGTTTAACACCATAATCCTTCATTACAAGTTCTTCGTCATACATTTTCTTCTTAGTTGGAGCGTATACCTTGATTCGGTGATTTACCAATTGTAAAAAGTCTTTGTCTGATGAGATGATTGTAACGTTTTTCTTAAAGTAGTGATTTGCGAGATATGCCATGATATCATCAGCTTCTACATAATCAATATAGGTAAGAGAGATAGGTAAGACTTGGAGATACTCAATCAATCGTGTGAATTGATTTCTCATCGATACTTGTTGGTCCTCCAAATCTTCGTATCCAGCCAATCTATTGATTTTAGTCAGACCAGTACGACCTTCCTTATAACCTTTATACATTGACTTTCTACGATTAGACCCACCTTTACCATCAAACACGATAACGACACGTGTAGGTTTCAATCTTCGGATGGTTGCAGCGGTGGACAAGAGAAATCCTGTCACACCACCACAATGTTCTCCATCATCATTCAACGCAGGTACTGCCCCAAATACTCTGATAAATTGATTTAATCCATCTATGATTAGAACGTTATCATTTAGACTTTCGTCTTTAACTTCACTATGTTCTTTACTCACCTCATTGAGGAGTTCTGCGTATCTACTATGCATCGAAATCTTCTACTTCTACGTTATCTATATTTGCCTCTTCACTTGATTTTTTGTAAGACATAATATATGCATCACAAATTTGAGAATAAATTGACTCTTTTAGTTCGGGTCTCTCTTGTAGGAGGTCTTCGAAATTCTTGGCTTGGAACTTAATCTCCTCACCAGTCTCTTTATCCGCGTAAGTGTACCAAGCACCACTTTGGTCAATCAGTTTATAACTCTTCATCATTTGTAACCAAGAACCATAATTATCGATACCCCTATCAAAGTAAATATCGTAATCTACCGAACGAAGTGGTGGCCCCATTCTATTCTTAACTACTTGAGCACGAGTCTTAATACCAACCACTTGGTCTACACCACCTACTTTGGATTTTAACTGACCCATTTGTTTCAGTCTCAATCTACACGATGAGTGGAAAGCAATTGCCTTACCACCACTCGTTGTCCAAGGGTCACCAAATGATACACCTAAACGTGTTCTCAATTGATTGGTGAAGATTAGTGAAATTCGTTCTCGTCCAATAAGATTAGTTACCTTTCTCATTGCCTTCGAGATGATGATAGCTTTCTGAGTTGCGTAACCTGCTTGGTCATAATCTGCTGATATCTCAACTTTAGTAGATGCACCTGCTACGGAGTCAACTACGATTGTAACCAATTTCTTCTTATCAGAAGAACGTACTGATTCAATAATTGAATCAATTGCTTCAAAGATGTCTTCCACTGTTTCTAATGGAACATATAACATCTTTTTGACATCAACACCAATTGCTTCTAAGAACTCTTGATTCATTGCGTTCTCGGTATCTATATAGACTCCAAGACCACCTTTCTTCTGAGTGTCTGCAATTGAGTGAGCTGCCAATAGTGATTTACCACTACCTTCTAATCCTGTAATCTCAGTGATACGACCTACTGGTAATCCACCATTTGGTCGGTTTGAGATTGCTAAATCCAACATAGGGGAGCCAGTCGATACCCACTCATCTAAGTCGGTAGGAGTTGTCTCCGCCCCATCCAAGAAGAAAGCCACCTTATTGGCGGACTTAAACTTCTTGTTTAGGTTGGTAGCGAGGATAGAAGATAGCTCATCACGTGAACTTGCCTTCTTCTTAGCCATACTGATTAGTCGTTAAATAAATCGTCAAATGCATCTTTTACATTAGATGCGGGAGAAGTTGATTGAGTTGGTTGAGATGTTTCAGCAACTGGCTGTTCTTTAGTATCTGATACTTCACCAGTTTCTAACCATTCTTTCAACATACCTTCCATTTCTTCATATGTTACTTTTTTGAACATACCTGGAAGTTCAATCTGCTCTTTAGATGATTCAATAATGTTTGAATCCTCAGAAATTGCAGTTGTGTTTGGTTTTACACGGATGTAGGTCTCAGGATAAGACTTACCCAATTCAGCAGCTGTTTTGAATTCTACTGTTACATCACGACCATTTACAGGATCGGTCAAATCACCATAATCAGGATCTGCGAAGAACCCTAATAGTTCTTGGTAAACGTTTTTACCAAATCCCCAAAACTTAACACCTTCAGACTCTTCACCACGAACCAATACTGGTACGTATGTTCTCATCTTAGGAGTTAATTTACGAGACAATTGGTAATCATCACGATTTCCAGTTGCTTTCAACTTTTCAGCGAATTCCAATAAAGGGTCAGCCTCACCAAATGAACTTGGAGAGATGATGTTTTTACCACCAAAACCAAAGTGGAAGTAAAGTTCAATAAACGGATTCGAAGCGTTGTGGGTGTAAGGTAAAATACGGATTTGTTGTTTACCTGGTTGTGGTTTCCAAAGATTATCAGTCTTTGTTACTTTTGTTTGAAGCGTGTTCAAACGATTGCGGATTGCATTTAAATCAATAGCCATAATACTACTCTTTTTAATTATTAATTGTTAACTATGTCACTAATATACAACATTTGGGTGACAAAACCAAATGTATTCTAAAATATTTTATTTTTTATTTTGTTGTTGTACTTTCGTACTCATATAAATATGGCGCTGGAGTTAATTAACGTCAATAATTCGGAATAAACTCGTCTTCATTACCTTAAACCCATCACCATCTGTAAGTATAAGTGAATTCCTATATTTGTTCCAATCTACTTGATACGATTTATCTAAATACCCACCATTTTCAGATGTTATTAATGTATTCAGTGAATTTATTGTGTACATGGTATTCGATTCCTTCTTTCTATGTACCATAATCGTAGCTGGTAAAAATTTAACACCATTTGGTACTATATTATAACTTATTACCAACTCATTTGATGGTTTTAATTTTAGAACAAATATCTTACGGCTAAATATTTCATATGCCGATAATATATGTTTTACCATATCTTCGAATTCACTCTCAGTTGAAAATGTACATAATAATTGTGTTCTCACCCATATCTCCTTATTTGCCGTATACTTCGGATTGTGCTTGTTCTAATCGTTTTGCAAATGATTTTTGATTTAATTGCATTTCAAATTTAAACTGGCCACCATATCCTCGACCATCTTCTCTAATGACAATATCTGCAATTGCAAATACTTCACCAGACTTTTCTACTTTATAGCCAATGAATGGGGGTGGCCCATCTTCAGCAACTAAGTTTTCTTTTAGTTTACTATAATCACTCGTTCCGAATATAGTTTCCATTGTTGACTTATCCAATGAATTTGGACCGATAGCCATAGTCTCTTCACCATCACTTACAGCTTTTAACGGGAACTCATTTTTAATGGTATTCAACATACCCTCTTTCATTTTTGGATTCTCAGTAATAGCCGTTATTGAATCAGCTTGAAATTTTCTATGTTCTTTATCATCAGCATCCACAGTAGATTGAGCGCTTTTGTTTCCGTTTTTAGCTAATTGATTAATAGCAGTCCATAGAACTTTTTGTTTAGCTCTGGAGTTACCCTGTAATGCATCATCCAAATTCATCTTTTTGGATTTAAGTAAATCATTTAACAATGTACCTTCGGGTGATTTTAATAACTTTTCAATTTCAGCTCTATTTTCATTAACAACTGATATATTACGAGCTCTAGCCTTATCTCTATATACGGATTGGTTAATTTCATCTGGTAGGTTTTTATCCCATTTTGAAAATTCACCAGCTCCTGAGTTTAAGAAGTTTACTTTAGTAGATTTTTTCAATGAGACCTCATCCATTACTTCAGTACCATCTGGCTTTCTAACCTTCAGATACATATCGGTTGAAAATCCTTTATTCTTTCCATAATCCGACAATCCCATTGCTTCTACATCAGATTGTGTATCCCAAGCACCGGCTACGATTTCAACACCATCACCATATTGTTTAGTTAACCTATCCTTAATTGCTTTTCTACTTTGTGTTGCAGCCTTTACCCAAGATTTATCAACTATTTTATTTTTAGCATTTTTCAATTTTGGGTTAGCTTCATTGAATGCATCATCGTGTTTAAGGATTGAGTTAGAGAATTCATCCCACTCTTCATCACTCATAGTTGAACCCATCATAGTCATAAGTTCACCAGCTTGAGCGGATATCTGCCCAGCGCCACCTTCTATATCAGAAAAATGCCCCCATTTAGTTGCATCACCCTTTGGTTGTGTATTAAGCATACGTTCTAATGCTTTAGTGTATTTCTTAGGGAACTTTGGATTGTCATTTAAGAAATCCGGCATTTTATATGGTTCAGGTGGGTTTGGATTTGCAAACTTTTTGTTTTTTTCCTCAAATTCAACATCATCCGGTGGTAATTCCATTTGATAAACTTCAGATTCTCGTGGGTCACCTTGTTTTAGTGCTTTATCTTTATCACCTACATACCCATTTGCTTGTTCTTTTGATTGGGATTCGTTATCATCGGTATTAGCTTGAGCATCTTTTTCTATCTGAGTCATCATACCAATTTGGTCGGATTTTGAAAACTTAGCATCGTCTTCTTTTTCTTCCGGCGTATCATTGGTATTTCTGAGGGTATCTGCTGCTTTGTATTGAGGGGATTCTTTATCGGATGATATCGCAGTTTTATAAGTCGTGGTTTTCTTTTCACCATCCTTATTCTTATAAGTTACTTCAGTATCAGGATCGACTTTATCATCTTTAGCTTCTAATAAGTTGATAAGTAACTCTTCTGCAATAGATTCACCTAGTATGTCTGAAACTACTTTGTATGTAGCTTTCAGTGACTCTTTGGTATGTATACCTTCATTTAAGGATACACCCACTTCGTTCCACACTTTTTTTGCTATGTAATTGATAAGTTTCTTCATAAACATAAATATCTAAAGATTGACCTTAACCATATCTTTGTAATTATCTCCAATTTCAATGTCAGTTGGAAACCCACCGGACTCCATAACTTTTTTTATTTCTAAAATATATTCAATACCATCATCAGAATCCACATCAAACAATATTGAGTCATATGTGTATAATATAGGTAGTGATTTTTGAGAGCTTTTCATATTAGAGAGTTTCTCCAATATAAGTATGTTTCTTTCAGTCTCAACCGATTGTAAGATGTAATTAAATAACTTATTTTTATTCAAATCCGTACTGAATGTCAGTTTTCTTTTAAGTAATGGTGTATAAATTGTCTTATTGATTAAGAACTCACTCCAAAGCGACTCTATATACTCTGAGGTCTTACTAAAGAATGGGATGTGTTTGTATTCATCTTGAACCCCACCATACAATTGTCTAAATGTGATTGCTTTTGCGTCTTTGAGGTCTGCCCCATATTGGTCTGCTAACCACTTATGTGCTTTAATGTCCAATGGTATTTCTACACCAATCAAACTACCAATAAGTCGTAAGTGGTATCCATCAAAATCTAATTGATACAATTTACCACCCTCAAATCGTGATATGAACCTCTTACGAACATCACCATCTTTTGGAAGTGCTGCATAGTTAATACCACCAAAGGTGTTTGATGGTCGAGATGTGGTAGTGAACATATTATATTGACTATACTCCATACCACCTTGTGTATACAACCCACTTTGCTCTATCCAATTAAGACATTTAGGATACAACTTACTAAATTTACTTGAGGTCGGATTTTGAGACCACATAACTTTCCAATCTTGGAATTGTTCATAGTGTTTCCAAATTGGAATGAGGTCATTTGCTTTGGGAGCTTTACGTCTTCTAAAGATTGTATATATAGGTCGTTCTTCTACATCGAAATCCTTCGCCTGATGGAATAACTCCATTTCAAGGTCGGACATTGTAGGTAGGTAGTCGTAATGGTGTAAGAACTCTTTTAAACCAACCACACATACCTCTTCGAATTGACTGAAGTCTATTGGGTCAGTTACATAACCTGCGTCTATATTATTGTAGTTTACAAAAATGTCAATATCACCATCAGATATCAAAATAGACGATATACGGGAAAGATGAGGGTGTTTCACCAAACTTGTTAGAATGGGAAACACCAACACCTTACTTGACAGGGCAGAGATGCGTTTATGTAATCGTTCGTTTGTATCTACTATCTTCACAAAGACTAATATACGAAATTATTCGTTAGTATCCAAACTTTTTTGAACATCGTGTTGAACCTAAGTCGTAATGGTTTGGATTTTTACCCTTACCAATCAACATCTTTTTGCGAAGTTCCACCATGGTCTCCCACTCTTGGGAATTTAACCCCTCCCATTGAAGTTTGTTGGCCATTTGTAACCATTGTTCTTTTTCTACGTGTGTCATATCCTAACGATAAAGGGTTACTACACTACCGAAGTAGTGGTCAAATACTTTGATTAAGTTTTCATAGTCACCATTCTTCATTTCATTCAAAATGAAACTCTCATTGAAATCGAGTTGGCGAGCCAGTTTCTTAGCAGTCCCAAGAAGGAAAAATGCGTTACCTTGAGGACCTGTTAGGTCAATTGTGATACCTTGACTTTTTGGTTTCTGAACTATCATATCTTACTTGTTTACTTCAATCATATTCATAGGAACTGTGTAAGTCCCATACCCATTCAACACTTTTAGAACGGCCTTAGTTCGGTTGATTTTCTCAACTCGGAGTTGTTTACCCTTTAACTTAGGGTGGTTAACACTCACATTAGCACCAATGTAAAGTTCTTCTTTAATACTAAGTGCATTTTCACTTTTTTTCATCTTAATCACTTCAACTACTTTGTTGTTTAACACTCGTAGTTGTTCGATACTCAACTGATTTAATTCTTGATAGGTCATAATTTTTATTTTTTATTTTTTATTATCGTGGTAACATCCCCACATCAACAGTACTAATATAGTGATTAATATTGAAATCACCAAACTTTTAATGTTAAGAAATTGTTAAAGTTTAGTAACCTATGAATTCAAGTTCAACTGAAGGAACTATACCTTTTGTTACTCCATAGGGGTACTCTTCGTTTAACCAATAGTTTTCAACCATCCCTAACTCTCTAAGAGACTCATTGTAGATGTCTTCCATCTCAAACCCAATACCATATCCACTTGGACAAATCACTGAAGCAACGTCTCTTAGAAGTTCCTCGTTTTCAGTTTTCATAGCATTGTTCAAAGCCAACCTCAACTCAGCTTTCATCAAGTCGGATACTTTGTCATTGTGGTCGTACATTTCAACATTCCATGGTTTCGTGATTTCGATACCATATTTAATTTCTTTTACTTTCATAACTTATCTATCTTTTACATAGTAAAGATACGAAAATTATTTGGATATACCAAATTTTAATGTTAAGAAATTGTTATTATTTTAAGAATTCTGAATAGTTAGTGATGTAGTTTGAAAGTCCTTTTATGGTTTCATTACCTAACTCTATCTGCTTGCGATTTACAAAGTCAGCGTTGTCTACCAATTTCCATCTAACTTCTGTTTTTTTATAGAACTCGGTACTAATAGTAGAATAAACATCTTTATTAACTTCAGTGATTACATCATTAAAATGACGTTTTACAAAATAACGAATAAAGTAACCATTTACATAATCCGATTCTATTGGTGTTGAAATACCATACACAGCAAAGTTGAAACTAACATCAAGCTTATTTAGAGAATCGTATTTAAATTTTTCAGAATTATCTATAAGTGATAGGTCAACATACTTTATTAATTTTTCAGATACACCTTTTAAGTAAGCTCCTTTAGTAAAAACCTCACCAGTACTATATGTATGGTAATCGCCAATATATTCAGTACCATCAGGTGACATCCACTCCTTACCTTGAGTGTAAAGTCCGTTTTGAATTTGACCTTTGGGATAATATACTTTTAATCGTTTGGCCATTATTGAGCATCCAATTTTAAGAATCCAGTAAAGCTTGTTTCCCAATTACCTTGTCCATCAAAGCTATGTTCCATTTTACCTACACAAAAATATTTACCTGCGCCGATGTATTTTGTAGGTAACCCATCGAAACTAAATGTATCACCAATATTTGTACCCCATACACCATAACAAGTTACAGATAAGTCAATCATGTATCTGTAACCGGTATCAGTACCAGTTGGAGCTGGTTTATTACTTATGTATGACTTCATAATATCTTTAAGTCCTTGAGAACGTTCCGCTGATAACCCTGTACCTAATTCTTCTTTTTTCTTTTGAATGTCATCTAATGTTATTTGTACAGGTGGTGCGTTTGTTTCAAGATTAGGGCCACAATCGTTATATAGATTATCAAACGCGCCTTTAGGTATCTCCCCCCCACGATTTGATACCAATGCTGCTGCGGCCATATCAGAATCCATATTTGATGATAAGTTGACTGATTTTAAAACAGAACCTAAGTCGTGAGTTTTAAACGTATAAGCGGCACTGATACCCTTTTGGTGTTCTGCTCTTTCATTTACTATTAAAAATTTATTAGAGTTCTTAAACCCATCATTGTATATTGTTAATGGATATAACCCACCAGTTAAATCTTTAATTGTTGCGCACAAAACTCTTAGGAAATTATTTACACTACTCTCACCCTTTGCATCTTTATCTTCCTTTGCTCTTTCAACCAATCGGTCTATGGTAGCGTTTATCAAATCCAACGATATCAACATATCTTTTGCATTACCATCAAAGCCAGTTCCGGTTGCTAAATTATTTTTAATACCATCATTGAAGGTTGTAGCCGCGGTTTCACCATAAGTTGCCATATCACCATCTAATAATAATTTCGATGGGTCAGCTGATGCAAATTGTGGTATGAATTTTCCTTTTGCATCTCCAAACCCCCATTTGAATCCACTATTAGAATGTGCGGTATTGATGACATCAATCAATTCACTAAATTTTACGTATTTAACAAACATATCATCAAAGTCTACGTTTACCATCCCCAATATTTTAAAATCTGCGCCAGATTTTGTTTGTATATTAGCTACGGCATACCCACCACTAAGCTTTGCTTCACCATCCGGTACAAAGTCCTTGGTGCCCCCCTTTTGTATGACACTCGACTCCTCATACTCTGGAAAGGCAGTTATAAATCTATTGTTTAATTCACTTGGAATGTTAAATGCCGTGATATCGTTATCTTCCTCATCTTTAACTGTAGTACCTTTACCGGCTAATGTCTGGTCCATGGCTAAAACAGCAGAGAATCTATTTTTACCAGTTAGTTTCAGATTACATGAGTAAACGCCACTTGCATCCATTGAAAATCCAAAGTTATATACGTTTGCCGACATTGATGACCCAAAACCTAACCCCTTGTACCCAAATGATAAAAGAACACCATTACCTACTCGGAAAAATGCAGCTTCATATGTTGCAAATTGACTTTTTGAATAACACTTGAATGATACATCAATATCAAATAGAGCGGAATCTGAAACATCGTTTGAACCATCATTGTTTATTCTAACAGATTCTAATAATGGTTTACTTGGTACATCACGTGAACCATCTCTACTTATTAAAGAATTATACTTTTCAGAAGAATTTAGTGGGTTATCACCAAGGGTTACACCAGAAGCAGGAGAACATAAACCTGCATTGTTAGTACCATTGGTTTGTATACTAATATACGCGTATTTTCCATAATTCCATATTTTCGAATTATCATCTGCATTTGGATTTTTTATATATTCGGATATTTTACCTAAATTACCACTTGCGCCGAAACTTGCTCTTGAAAATACTCCCATAACTATTAACTATTTAATTGGTTGTACGCATTTACTATTTGTTCTATACTTTGTGGTATTCTTAATTGTTTACCAATTGGTACTACAAAATCACCATTACCAATATTATTTGCTCTTGCTATAATCCACCAATACGATGATTTATTATAATACTTATAAGCTAACGTATCCAATCTATCACCTACCATACCTATTATGTATATATCACTATTTTGTGGTTCTATAATAGGTAATTTTACAGTAGACTTAAATCTACGGCCGTTTTTATCTTTACGGAGTTCTATGTCATCATATCTATTCATTTATGCTATATTTGAAACATTAGGGGTATCAATAGGAGCGCCAACACCTGTAATATCAAGTGGTGGTACAAAGTCGTATAAGTTAGGAGTACTGTTTTCACTGTGAACTGCGTCACCTACTAATGTGAGTCCAACTGAAACGTCTACAAATCTTGGGATGGTTATATCTTTTCTAATGTCCCAAGATACTTCATCGGACATTGTATACGATAGTGATGTTAACAACGAATTGTGATTTTTCCATAAATCACCCAATGTAAAACTAAGAACTCTTCCACGATAACCAGTACTACTCCCATAAAATGGCATTGCGAAGGTTGCTAATTGTTTTAACTTTTCCCACATTGGGACTAATTCCGCTTTCGAGTACGCCATTACTTTAAAATTAAATGATAATGTTCTTTCGAATTCAGTCATCATATAAGCTTTATCAGCTCTACCATTTGGCTTTTCACCATTCCACGATGGTGAGAATGTTTCGGTAATTCCACTAACAGTTCCTCTAAATTGACATAGATTACTACTATTGGTTTTAAATACCAGCTTAACGATATCATCTAATTCAGCATCACCTACGTTTGCCGTACCAATCGTATCAAGTCGGGTCTCTGATAAACGTTCTGCATTTGTTTTGAAGGTTTGTCCGAGGCCGTATTTTGTTATTAGATTATTTGCGGTATAATCATCACCAGCTACCGTGGCAGAATCAATATTATAATTACTATCTTTTAGATTTCTAAAATCACCTTTGTAATCTGATGGATTGTCACCATTTGCTATTTTAGCTATCGTACCATATGATATTGCTTCGTAATCTTTTATATCATTACCAGGACCTTTAGTTTTACCATCAGATTTATACAATCCTCTGTTTTCAAACTTTTCATCAATTGGAATTGGTGATGCTTTTTGGGTTTGTTTAGCCAATGTAGTTTTAGTACCATCATCATTTGCTCTAAGACTATCATTTATTTGGAATTCATAACGTTTTTTAGCAAAAAGAACCGGATTATCTTTTTTATTTTTGGCATATGGTGAAGTCGGTCCTATTGAGAATCGATTCTCCAATCCGATATATGCGGTTGTATTACCATATCGTGTACCACTATTATCAAATGTATTAATGAATCGTCTGGTTCTGGTCGTACCAATCCCATAAATTGAGTCAAATCCACCTTTAAGGTCTTCGTTAAGTGGTAATACATCATTACCGGTTCTTAGTTTAAAAATATTATATATCGTACGTAATGGGCTTACGTTAATAGAAGAGTTTGGATTATATTTCCAACCCTGCTTACCTATTGGAATTAAGTCGGGTCGGTCAAACTTTAATCCTAAGTGTTGGCCACCAAGGGATGCAAGTAGATTTATTGGAGTCCAAGTTTTGCCATATTTCTGACTACGTTGTAATCCAATTTGTCGTACACCCCACAATAATCCTTTTGCTGATAAAAAGAATGACCCAATACGGGCAACATCTACCAATGCTCGTGTAGTAGATGCTACAATACCACCTCTAATTAGACCATCATCTATACCAAGACCAAAGTCCCAAAATTGAGGTTCACCTTTTGATATTTTTTTACGTTGTATACCACGAAGTATGTAAGGTGCTTTTATTATGTTTAATGAGTTTGGCGAATCATCTTTAAGATTAAACTTATGATACATCTTATCTAAAAATGATGGTGAATTACGTTGCTCCATCGTATCACCAATACTTTTATATACATCAGAGTATCGATTCCCATCAGGAGTGTATTTTTGAGTATCACCAGTTACACCACCAGTTCTAAATTGACCATAACCTGCTTCAAAAGACAACCCAAGATTTACTTTTTGGAAATCAGAATACTTTGACAACTCTACTACAAACTCAGTTTTTTTAGATTCTTCATTTGTTGTAAATCCGGTTTTAAAGTTAGAGAACTTTGAAGAGTTTTGGTTGAACTCTTTAGGAGATGTAATTCCTGTAAATTTACTATCATCCATACGATTAAACTCAGAAGTAAACCCCTTTGCATGAACATCGGTAATGTAGTTTACTTCAGTTGGTGTAGTCTCACCTAAAAACTTTTCACTCAAATCAAAATCAGCTGGCGTAGTCTCACCTAAAAACTTCTCTTCTAAGTTAAACTCAGTAGGAGTTGTTTCACCTAAGAACTTTTCGGTTAAACTAAATCCACTTGGCGTAGTCTCACCTAAGAAGTTTTGAATGAATCTGAATTCGGATGGAGTGGTTTCACCTTTGAACTTTTCCTCACTGGAGTAGTCTTGAGGAGTCGTTTGACCCTTAAATCTATCTCCTTGAGTAATATTTTCCGTTTTGGTTTCACCTTTAAATTTATCGCCTTGATTTACTTCTTGTGTTTCAGTTTGTCCTAAGTATCGCTCTTCCAACGACATTTTAGATGGGGTCGTTTCTCCCAAATAGTTTGATGAGTTATCAAACTTAGATGGTGTGACTTCTCCTAAGTGTTTTGATGAGTTATCAAACTTGGTTGGAGTTACACCTTGCTTAGGTGTAGTTGTATTTGATTTAGCGGCAGATGGAGACTTGTCCACAAGTTGGGACAATGGAGTCTGATTAGTAGACTTAGGAATATCCACTCTCTTCTTGTCAGAAAGCGGTTTCTCTGTTGGTCTTCTAAACTTTGATAAATCTGATTTTAAATCTTTTAATGCCATCTAATTATCCCATCTGTTTATTAAATGATTTATTCATCGATTGTTTCTTAGTAATTTCACTAATTACTCTACCATCTACTACAATTTGAAGAGGTTGATTACCCATTGCAGCTGCCAGCCTGTCATAGTCAATACCACCTGCGGCAGAAGCACCTGCAATTTCACCGGCCATTGCTGCTGGATTAGTAGTTGCCATAATAAAGTCTGCTGGATTGGTTTTGATTACATCACCACTTGGTGTAATTACACCATCGTTAATAGAATCTTGATAACCACCAACAGATGTCCCATCTTCTTCTTCAGGACCTCCAAATCCAAAGAATCTCCCAATTGCCTTAGCGCCTTTTGCAATACCATCTATAACAGCAACAAGTGGTGTTAACATTACATTTATAACATCAACAATAAAGACTACAATTTCAACCAATACTGACATTAATGTACCAAGGGGACCTGATACAATACTATTCAAAGTATCTTTCATCTTTTGCATCGCAGCATCCATTTTTTCTTGTGCGGACTCTGCTTCTTTTTGTCTGATTAACTTTTCTTTTTCTTGAGCACTTAATCTATCATTTGCTTTTATTTCCGACATAGATGCCGCTGCCAAGTCAATACCAGCTTTCTTTTGAAGTTCTTGAGCTTCTAACATTTTTAACATCTGACCTTGGGTCATACCTAATGCATCTGCGAAGGCTTTTTGTTCATGAGGTAACATTTTGTTAAAATCTTCAATACTACCCATTTGCTCAGTTAGTGCTTTTGCAGCACCCGCTTCATCACCCATCAACTTGAGTCTACGAACTTGGTCAAGGTTAATATTCTTACCAGTAAGTGCTCGTAACTTCATTTCTTTTTGGAGAGACGATTCCATATTTAAGGTTTGTGAGGTAAATCCTGCTAATTCATCGACAGTAGTACCTAATAATTTAGCTTGAGCAGTTGCAAGTACCATTTCTTTTACGTTACCTCTAAAATTAGCTCTAACGTCATCTGATATATTGGCAATGTCCTTCATTATACCATTTAGTGCAAGAGATGCGCCTGTCGTTTTATTAAATGCGTATAATGTACCTTGTATATTTTGTTGCACTTCACGAGTAGATTGACCACTACCAGCTGCCATTGATTGAAATTTAACTGCTTCTTCACCACTCAGCCCCATAAACTTAGTAAGTTGTATTTGAGACTTTAACATATCAGCCGAATACATAGCAGAGCTACCCAACTTTTCTTGAAGTTGACTTTGTGCTTCCAACATATTTTTGGAGTTCATATAAGTTTCACCACTTAGTGCAGCGGTTTGTGACATAGACCGTTGCATATCAGCGGCATTATCTTTTGATATTCCAAAGTTTCTAGCAATATCAGTAGTTTGTTGGTCGAACTTCATTCCGATACTTACCAACTTCTTCAATAATACTATAAGTGCAATTACTGCTGCTGCAATTAATACATATGGGTTAATCATAGCAACTGCATTGAATATACCCTGCTTTATAGTTGCCATATTAAGACCCTTTGAAACTCCACCAAGTGCAGCTTTCATAGAACCGCCAAAACTTTTACCAGACATGGCAGCTTCAGTAAATCCATTAGTGAACTTACTTGTCATTTCACTGGCACCTTCTTTGATTTTATCAAAGTTTATGGACTTTGCAATAGTATCACCTAATATGGGGAATGATTTTATTTTGTCTTGAAGTGCATCTACTTGACCATTCAAAGCACCGCCGATTTTTTCATCAGCCGTTTTACGGGCCTCTTCCATCTTTACAATGTCTTTTACAATATCAAGTTGTGATTGAAGAGCATCCCCACCTTTGGTTCCAGACTTTAATACATCACCCATCAACTCTTCATAATTTTCGAGGTCAGATATCAACTCTTCACTAATATCCTTTTCATCTCTGAGTTTTTTAAGAAAATCGTCTTGAAGCGCATTAGCTTCTTTAGCACCCTTCAGTCTATTGTCAAGTGTTTGAGATAAGATTTTATCAAGTGCTTTTACACTTGCTAACTCTTCTTGTATTTTCTTAGATGAATCGGCCATTTAAGATTTCTTATTTGAAGTATTTACCGTACTCTTCTTCGTGATTTTTCATTGCCTTGTGAAGGTCATTACCCGCCTTATGTAATGCTAGTAACGATTTTTTCACTTCAGGATCAGTCTTTGATAACTTTTCAATAGACTTAGCACCTTTACGCATGAACATAAATTTAAATATTTTAGTAAGCATTTATTTCTCCTGTTGTAATTACTATTATAAATATCAAAGGGTAACTATTTTCGGTTACCCTTTGTTGATTTATTTACCGAACTATTAGTTGCCTCTCGTTCTTTAGTTTTAAACTCTACTATTTTTGAAGTATAAAACCTACGAGCCCATATGGGCATATTATATACATTATCCCACGTGAACCCACCTTGACCATGATAGATTAAATCGAAACACTCTTGGTGTATTCGCTGTCTATCAATCGGTGTCAGGCCAAAAAAACCCGGTACCGATGGGTAGCGTCATTTCGCTAATTCCACCGGTCTCCTCCGAAATAAATTCCCAACTCAAGTCAATATCTGGCATCACTTTTGACATATGTGACCTTAACGACCTTGAATCTACTGCAAATAATTCATTATCTACAAAGTTTTCTACATCTTTGATTTCATACGAATCATCTATTGATAAAATTGCTACCTTCATACGTGTAGTTAACTCTCTACTAGCTTCATCTTTTTTTAATTTACGATTAGCCTTTTTGTATTCGTCTAACTTATGTTTAATCAATCGTTCTTTCGATTCGGTCAAACACATAAATGTAACAATACGTTTTGATTGTGGTAATTCGAATCTAAATTCGTTTTTATGTAATTCAGACTGAGTAGACCCATCATATTCTTTATTTTCAAACTGAGTAAGGTCGATAACCTCTTTTTGTTTTTTATCTGAAGTGGGGTCTTGGATTTCTACATTGTAATCTTTACCATATCCTAATACTCTTGCGGCTATCATAATAGCATTCTTATCACCAATTACGAGGTCGGTGTATTTTATAGGCGTGCCTTCTCCATTTGAAATAATTAGAGATTGAAATAATCGGTCAAGTACTGACCCATCTTTTATATATGACGCTGTAGATAATATATCCTCTTCTCTGGCGGTCATGTACTTCATCTCTACTTTACCACTCGATAATGGATTGTCTTTAGAATAAATCAAACCACGAGATGGTAGTTCGATAATTTCGGTTGGAAACTTGTAATCACTTACTTGTTTCACCTCATGTGCTTTTTTTAATTGTTCAACTGCCTCTTCATTAGACATTTGATAGTCGTCTTGTAAATCTTTCATAACTTTTCCTTGTCATTCTATTGGTTAACCATATATAAGTATGTAACACGTACATTTATAATACAAAAACCCCCACCATTGGTGAGGGTTTCTAAAATTTTAAAAGTATAAAGTGATATTATCCACTTACTGCGTCAAATCTATAACCATCACCGTCTTCTATAAGTGCGTGTGTTCCACCCGCGTAAGACTCCGGTAATTCCATGTCAACTTCTACTTTTTCATAACCAGCAGCTGTACCATAATCTTCACCTGAAAGGTCACTGATTACATCACAAGTTACACCGGTTTCTGATTGTGTTACGTTTCCGTATGATGCGAATACGATTACTTTTGTAGACGCGTCTCTAATGATTGATAACATATATTCTCCTTTATTATTTGGTTAACCTTATATAAGTATTATTTTTAAATTAAAAAACCCCCACAATTACGTGAGGGTTTTCAGTTTTCATTTTACAATCAATATTTTAGTATTGTAGTATTGCGTAATCGTAAGTCAATGTCATTTCAACAGTAGCGATATCTTCACCACTATAATCCATGTCAGAGAAATTAGCAGATTGGATAAATGCTCCTTTTAGTGTCCACTCTTCTACTTTATCACCAACAGGACCCAAACTGTTAAATGTGATATCTTTTTTGTAGAAGTCAGAATAACCATCACGACCAGTTACCGATTCGTGGTGTAGTCTTACCCACTCCATAGTAGCTTGTGCAGCAGATGGTACTACTGGATCGTATAAAGTTACTGATAAGTCACTCCACTCAGAACGACCTTTTACATATCTACGGGTGTTGATATGGTCAATAGTCACCTTACCATTTGTAATTTCAGGTCTTGCAGCGGTTTTCACCAAGTATGCAGGAATTCCTTCAATATACATAATGAACCGATTTGACATCTTCGGTTCGAAGTTGGTGAACATAATTTCATTTGGGTCTAATAGCTGTGCCATTTATAATCTCCTATTATCTCTTTCTAATAAATAGTCTAATTCTACAATTATGCCTCAGGGAATGCAGCGCCAGTTGGAAGTATGTTGAAATCAAGAACAATGAATTCAGCAGTCTTCGTTGGTTGTAAGTAAATTTCCCCTACCATAATGTTTCTATCAATCACATCTGGAGTGTTGTTGGAATCATCCATTACCACTTTAAATGTGTATAAACCTTGTCTTTGTTGAATTGATTCTAAGTAAGGATTAACGATTGACAAGAATCTATTTCTTGTTGCAGCGGTGTTATTTTCAAATACCAAGTATCTTGTTGAAGATGCGATGTATTTCTTAACTGCGATTAACAATCTTCTTACATTGATTCTATCCAATGCTGATGGTTTAGCTTGTAATGTCTTTTGACCGAATACCGTAGCACCTTGTCCAGGGAACGTAGCGATTGGGTTAATACGGGCCGTATATAGTGTATCTCTTTCATCGTGAGTAAGACGTGTCTTAACTTCGATTACATTTGGAAGACCACCACGATTCAAACCAGCGGGAGCGTACCATTCAGCAGCAACCGAGTCATTGAATGCGATAACGCCTGGTAGAACAACACTTGGCGGAACCCATACTGGCTTGTTCTTATCAGTATCAAGGATTTTAACCCATGGGTGATAAGTAGCAACATAGTTTGAGTCGAATGAAGTAAGTGAGTTGTTTACAGTTGCAATAGAATCTTGATATGCACCAGCATCCATTACGTAGAAACAATCTAATCTATCTTCACACATATCTTTAGCGAATGTAGTTACTGAAGAGTGTAGTCTATTGATTACACCTGGAAGTACTACCATATTGATATCGAACTCATCTGGATTAGAGATTGAGTTGATAGCTTTTCTATATGCTAATGTACCAGCAGCGGTAGCTGATGACATATCCATACCTTGGTTGTTACCGGCAATAATATCCTTACCTACATTTACCACTCTATTTGGTTCGAATCCATCGAAACCACCTTGGAATGGAACTAAGAACTTCTTAGCATCTATATCAGATGATAATGTAATAGTAGACCCGTTTGAGTGACAATCTGCCAAATCAAAGTCATTACCTACTTTTTCAACGTTTGAAGCTGGAAGTGGTTGTAGGAAGTTTAAGTTGTCAGTTGACGTAAAGTCAAAATCATAACCAAAAAATACTCTCTTATTATATTCACCAGCGAGTGACTGAGATACATTATAAGTTGGAGAAGGTAGGTTGTAAGTCGAATGTAATGGTGACGTTAATTTACCAAATCCAAATGGTACAAGTGTTGAGTCGATTGACCCAGCATCTACATCAGATGAAACTGATACTCTAATATGAGCGGATGCGTTAGGATAATCACCATTTGAAGTTAATTTACCATTATCATCAACTGTAATGTATTTGTCACCAATTACTCTCTTGATGTAGTTTGGTGAGTTAGGGTCAAGATTTACACCTTGAAATTCTTCTATAATATTTGGTCTTGTATCAGAATCTTGAACACTTTGGCCGAAAATTGAATTAGGAATCTTTCCAGTGTCTACTCTACGTACTACAACACTAAATGTACCATATTCAGAACCTGGCACCTCAGATGCAAGTTTGATATTACTAATACCTACTTTGAATTCGTAGTTAGTAGAGTTACCATGAGATAATGTATGGAATTTAATCAAGTTAGCAGCAGTTCCTGCTACCTTTTGTGATTTAATCCATGGAGTAGATGCTTCAGAATATGCGTTAGTATAGTCAACGTCCACTTTAACAAGTGATACGGTTGGCACTTCACCATCTTTAGCAAGCGATTCTGCTTGGAATGTCGAGAAGTTTAATTGAGTGTAAGCATCTTTAGATGACTTAGGAGAGTAACCATATATTTTAGTGATATAGTTTTCGTCTGCTGGGTCAAGTGATGCTGAATTAACATTTACATCATCACTACCACTTGTTACTGAACTACCACTTAGGGTTAGTAAGAATGCAGAAGCACTAACACCGGTAATGATACTGTCGTCAAAATCACCACTACCTAAAGTAGTAGTCGGATGTAGTAAAGCACCTACAAATTCACCTGCAGAGGAAGATATTACTAATCCTACTGGTTTTGCGGTATATCCATCTTTACCTAATACTCTTACGATAGTTGCAGCACCTGCTTCTTCTAAATACGATTGAGCGGTATACGGAAGATATGAATCCTCAGTAAGACCACCAAATTTTTGTTGGAATTCTTGAAATGATTCTACTTTCGTTGGTACGAAAGCAGGGCCCTTTATCGATTGTCCGATAAGTGCCGCACCTATCTCACCAATACCTTGTGGTAAAAATGAGAGGTCTTTTTCTCTTGTAAAAACTCCAGGACTTACAATTCTTTCAGCCATTTTCTTCTCCTAAAATATAAATTTCGGTTTTCCTTATTATAAATACATTAAAAAATAACTAAACGACTACTTATTTTGTAGGCGTGAACTCATTTTTGGAAATATCATAAGTCCCCTCACCATATTTCTCTTTTAATTCAACTGCTAGTTCCGTTTCTTGAGTACCTAATTGCTTATATTCAGATATAAGAGATTGTTTTTGTTGTTTTAACTCTTGAAATACAGTTTCTAACCCATTTATTTCTATCTCAACCTCACCAACTCTTGTATTAATAGTTAATACTTTTTGTTGTAATGTTTGAATTTTACTTACTTCGTCTTCAGTAAATTTAATAATTTGCTTTTCTTCCATAACTTGTTATATTTGTTGTATTATATAAATATGTAAAAATTATTGATTACCACTCGGTATTGTAGAATCATTTTCACCAGTTATATTAGTATTCCAAAAAACCTTACCTACCGATATCTTACGTTTAGTATTATTTGAAATTCCGGCATATTCCGGCACTATATACGCTTTCGCTGTAAGACTGATATTGGCACGTGTAATTCTATCTTGTCCCATTTCAGATATGGTTTCAAATGAATACGACTCACCTTTTATTTGGAATTTATATCTATCACCAAAGGAACGTCCTTGGAAAAATACGATTTGTTCAACAATCTTATTGACTTGTTCCATATAATCACACCATACAACTACCTCATACTCTAAATTTACATAATCAGGTCTTTCAACCGACATATATTCTTTTTTAGGAGATTGGTCAGTTAATATTGAGAATTGGTCGTATCTATTGGTCTTACTATACGTTCTCTCGAACATTTGATGAGCATCTTCGTTTTGTGCTACCTTTAATTTAGCCAAATCGGTGTTTATTGAAAGATTATTTCGTTTGAACGATATAACAGGTGTTAATAACATTCCGTTATCGTCTTTCATAAAACCATCACGTTGTGAACTTGCCCACTTCTCAGGAGAAGCATACATTACAGGTACGGGATAAAATCTACCATCATCTTCAACAGTAGGTTTAATATCTACCTCTAAAAAGTTCTTAAATGCAGTATCAACATCGTAAATACCAACAGAAACGTTTTTTACGTTATCCTGGTCCCTACGTATCTGATTTGCCTTATTCAATTTCACATCTTCTGATGTTGAAGATTGTGTTTGAGTAAGGTTTGGTTTAGATTTGTCTTCGTTTCTATACTTTTGAGCCATTTTACAATCCTAATGGAACTTCATTATCATTTTGTCGTGAATTACCTTTATAAGTATCTACCAATTTGATAGAAGTTTGACGTGTAACGTGTGTATCACATATAATAGATACATTAAGACCTTGTGAATCACCACCATCCCATGTTTGTGGGTTTTTACCAGCAACATATTGATACGAATATTGGGCATCGATTAAATGATACTCACCATTCCACTCAATAACGTCACCAACCTCTGGCACAAGTGCTTTTTCAACCAAAGTATCACGAAGAAATCTAAACTGAACTTCACGTGAGTATGATTGGCCGAAATCATCGGATATTTGACTTGACTGACCCCTCTCAATAATAGATGGTATTTTAATCGGCTGATTGAATACCTTATCTTTACCCTCACCATATAGATTTGACTTTGTATCAGTCAAGGCTAATTGATAATAGTAGATTTCAGTATCAATAATGTCGTTGATAAGTTCTTTATTCACTTTATTGAATAGAGCCATATCTCGTTGTCCACCGAATAGTGCCATTTGATTATCCTATAAAAATTGGTCGTGGTACTCTATTTAGAGTTTCTTCCAAATATTCAGATTCTTCTTTTCTTGCTTCCATCAATGCTCTACGAGATGTTGATTCCAACATTTCAGTCAATTGAGTCATCAATGCTTCTTTTTCAGCAGATGCTTCATTACGAAGGTCTGACCCATCAAGTGTTACATCAGCACCTGGTATTGGTATAGAAGAAAACTTAGAACGAACTGCACCTAACATCTCTTTAGCCAATGCTAATGAGTATCTAGCAATCCATTGTTTACCTGATGAATTGATATTTGAGTATACTAATCTTCCAAATGGAGCGTTAGACAAATCACTCACTACGTTTGAGTTTGCTATTGGTGAATTTACCTCACTATCTAATGTATAATCAAAATACACCTTAGCGCCAGTATCACCACCACTTGGAATTGGATATAGTCTAATTCTCTGACCATCAACATGGAATCCATATGATGATTTACGAATCTTATCGTTGAATTCTATTGCTTGAAGTCTTAAAAGGTCATCAAACATTGGTTGCATCATAAATGAAACACCTGGTGAGTAGTTACCCCAACCAAAGGTTTCCATCATTTGTTGAGAACCCATACCAGTACCTACGAATGGGTCAAAGTATCTAATAATTGCTGGTGGTTGTGTGTGGTATACTCTTCTTAATGTGATACCATTTAATGTTGAACCACTTTCTAATGTGATTACGTTATCATCACCCAAATCATAAATTTGTTGCCCACCTACCATTTCGAATGAACCAGTATATACTGTTACTTTACCACCACTAAGTGCCTCAGTACCATAATCCTTAGCAATATTTACTAAGTTTTGCATATTAGCGTTCATATTTGTATTTGTCAAATCCAAATCCAAGTCAGAACCTTGAATAGATAACATATTCTCTTTTGCTCTATATTGGTTTACTTGAGATGAATACTCACTTACAGCCTCTTCGAGGCAAGCGAACATATTGATATCTTGTAATTCAATATCGATTATAGGGTAACCCAAACGTTTAGCACACCACTCAGCCACTTTGGGGGCATCTGATTGGAATTGTGTATCACTATCAAAATACCCAAATGGAGTTGATGAACCACTTGCGAATGAGCCTGAACCTGGCCAAATTGGAATGTTTACTGACATTTATGCTCCTAAATACTATTAGTCATTATATAAATAGTATGTAGGTTATCTTTCCGTATTTCTCATAAAGGAAACTATGATATATCTTTTACCTGACGATACCGCCCTTGCCCCATGTTTATGGGTTATATTTCCAGGATGTAAAGTTACATACCCTATATCATTTTTTAATAATTGTTTTTGTCGTCTGAACCATGTACCACCACCCTCATATTCAGTGAGGTTTGATAATTGTACTAAACACGTAATGTCAGACATATCATGGTGTATTGATAAATGACCTTGAGCATTTGGCGTGTATCTGGCTAAAAAGTTTTCTGATGTTAGGTTATCCCAACCCTTACCTTCCAATTCCCACATATGAATCGAAAGTGGCATGACATACTCTTTTAGAACATCCATATAAATGTCCTGCATTCCAATAGTTTCTAATATCATATCAGTGGTTGGATAATTTTCATGCCTATCAACTGTCCAAGCATCTGCATACTCAGCTTCTTCCCTAATCATTTTACAAAACTCAGGAGTAAATAATGGAAATGAGAATGTATTTGTAAATGGTTCATCTACAATCAAATCCCATTCTTTAGTTTTAGCTGAGTATGTTATGAATCGTTCTTTCCAAGAATGAGCGTTATCATAATATGTATACAATTCTGGATGTAGTTTATCAGGCATAACTTTAAACTCTATTGTATCTATCCATTTCTTATATATCTTTGGAAAGTCAAATTGCTTTACTTTATTTTTAGAATTATCTAATATTTTAGAAGATAGTGATGGTGAATTTTTCAACCTACCAATTTGTTGTATAAGTGAACTTTCTAAATCACTATCTTTTTTAGATGATGGTTCGATTATACCACACCCCTGTATTAGTGATAAAAGATTACCAGTATCAGTTGTTAATATCTTAACACCACCTTGCATCATTTCTAATGCCGTTATACAAAATGTCTCATCATACTTGGATGGGTACAGCCAATATTCGGATTTAGAAATCTCATTGTATAATTTTTTTGGAGATAACCCATCGTAAAATGTAACACCATCTAAATCATCTTTATACGAATCATACCACTCAAGTGCATATGGTGGTGAGGTTACTATCAATGTAGCGTCTGAGTACAACGCCTTTATCTTCGGCCACATTCTTAGTAGGGTTTTTAATCCTCTATCTGGAGCTGATGAGTATATAAATCTATTTGGTATCTTTTCGTTAGATATACCACTCCAATCTGATAAGTCTATACCATTTGGGATTACTAAGACTTTGTGTTCTAACTCAGGATATTTTTTTAAGAATATTTCCTTTTGGTAATTCGATACCAATACGATATTGGTCATTCTATCATCTAAGAAGAAATCATACCCATCGTTGTCTAATGTCATACCATTCCACCATGGATAGTATTCATTATTATGAATCCAAAAGTAAGATTTGTCGTATGTAATATTATGTTCAACTAACTCTAATATATAATGAATATAGTTAGTACATATTACAATATCAAATTTATTATTTTTATATTTTTTGGAAAGTATCTCGTAATCTACATAGTCAACACCATCGATGTTGGCTGTGTCAACTTCACCAGTAACTACAACGTCATGGCCGTTTAACTTGAAGAAGTGTGCTAATTTGAGTACCATATACTCAGTGCCACCAGCACCTTCGTTAATCCAAGTATCTAATGACCATTTAGATTTTTGATAACCTGATACAAATAATACCTTCATATTTTATTTATTTAAATGGTTCACCACCCACCCACAATACAAAGGACTTTCGTGTACCTTTAGTTATAGGTGTTACTCTGTGTAGAAAGAATGATGGAAAAATAACAGCAGCTCCCTTTATACGTGGTGCTGTAATCCAACTACCACCAATATTAAATTGTAAATCACCACCCTCATATTCAGATGGGTCGGATAATTGAACAGTTACTGAGACCTTCCGTTGGTTTTGTATACCAATACCACAATCCATATGCCAGTCGTACTGACCACCACCACTATAATATTCGGTATATTGAATTTGCTCTCTCATTTGAGTTAATTCAAAGTCCCACATGGTTTTATTAGCGGTCTTAATCATATCAGACAACTTTTCGTATACCCAATACCACTCGTCTGATTGTGGACACCATTTAATTTTTGATTTTCTATAATCGGTGATTTTGGATTTAACATCTTGACCAGTTTGAGCGTCTACCCAATCCAAATTAGTTGTGAGGGATTCTATATCAACGAGTTCGGTAGTAGTAAACCCATCTTTAAACCAGTAGTAATTTGAGTAGTCTACAAAGCTACGTGAACTATCACTAAAATTAAAATTCTTTTCCATAACTAAACTTATTTACTATAAATATGAAAATTTATTTAATAAGATGAACCACTGAAGTAAGTTTCTACTACATAAAGAGGGTCACCACTTGAATAACCATATTCTTTGAATACCAACTTATCTAAAGACTCATCCCATTCAAAATATCCACCCGATAACTGGTTACCTTTATCACCACCAGCACCTTGAGCACCTTGTGAACCAGTTTCACCAAGTGGTGAAGCGCCAGTCTGGCCTTTTTGACCCTCACCACCAGTATTGCCTTGTATACCTTTAGGACCTTGAGCACCTTTATGACCTTGAACACCTTTAGGACCTTGACCGCCAGTTTCACCTTTTTGACCTTTAGGTGATAATCCAATTATACCCTTTATACCTTTAGGACCTTGAATACCTTTAGAACCTTGAACACCCTTATCACCACTATCACCTGAAATACCTGATGGTCCTTGAGCACCAGTTTCACCTTTTTGACCTTTAGGTGATGCACCTACTGCACCTTCATCACCTACTCCACCTTGAACACCTTTAGGGCCTTGAACGCCTTTAGGACCTTGAACACCTTTAGGACCTTGACCGCCAGTTTCACCTTTTTGACCTTTAGGTGATAATCCAATTATACCTTTTATACCTTTAGGACCTTGAACACCTTTAGAACCTTGAATACCCTTATCACCATCAGCGCCAGAAGCACCCGATGGTCCTTGAGCACCCGTTTCACCTTTTTGACCTT